CTGTTACCTAATAGATTCCAAATGCGAACAACTGCGCTAATAGGTTCTTGGTCGTAAGTGTGAATAATCTCAAGAATGTCAGCATCTTGTTTGTCGTAGGAGTTAAGTACCTTGATTACGTCGCAGGGGTAGGACTCGCCGTCATAATTGCACTCTCTTTCTTTCCAAAGAAAATGCCTTTCTCGTATTTCTTGACGTTCCTCGGGTGTCATTACTTCCACGCTCCACAAATACCGGCAAGTACAAATAAGAAAAATGCTATAGCGCCAACTAAAGCAATGTGTGCAACCCAATTAATCAATGTGTTCATTTTTCATCCATCCATTCTGGCTCTGCTTTGTGCGGACCGTGCGGTGATAGGTGAACCCAAGGGTCATCATCACCAATGTTTTCCCAGTCGGTACCATCGCGTGAGTATTTAACAATCTTTAGACCACAGTGCTTGCAATCAGTCATGGTCTACGCCTAATAGCCATAAATGCCAGTATCCAAATACAGACAAGTGTTATTAAACTGTACATCAATTTTCCTCTAAGATTAAAGTTATGTTCTCTGGGTCTTCTACAAGAACGTTGTTGTTATTTTGCCATTCAACTATGGGCCAACCACGACCGTTAAAACCAACAACTTTACCAGTTTCTTTTTTTAATGCTACGGAGTCACCGACATTGAACTTTGTAGTCATTATTTACCTGTTTCCGCAATTCGTTTATCAATAGCTTGAATTACAAAATTGTCTTCAAGTTCATTTCGAACCTTTGCAATAATACGTAAAGCTTCGGCAAAACCATTAGCAAAACCAATCTCATAAGGGTCCCCCCTTTTAATGGAGAGTTTTGTATGGTGACGAGTTTCTGCTAAAATTTCGTAATAAGCCTTGTCAAGTTTTTTGCCCATTGTTGTCTTCTCTTTCTATTGCGTACAAAAGCGCATGATGTATGTACTGCGTTGGACGCATACCCATTGCTTTTGCTTGAGCCTTTAATTTTACCCAATCTTCAATCGTAAAGTCAAGACTTATTTTAGATTGTTGTTTTTTCAATTTTCTGGGCCATCGGCGATAGGTTTTAATCATTAGAAGTGCGGGGAGTCAACTATTGCCAATATACCAAGGCTTGGCACGGTTACATAATCTTCGCCGTCAAGTTTAATGCCGTAGGCCATGTCTTTGTTAAAGACAACAATATCCCCTACCCGTACGTCCATTAGAATGTGAATTCCTGCGCTGGTGTATCTTCCAAGCCCCACTGCTACAACTTCCCCCTGATTTGGAATTTCCTGTGCGTTTTTAGGAATAACAAACCCCGAGTCGGTTACCTTGTCTTCGTGGGTTAGTTTGAGGATTACTCTGTCTTCTGTTGGAATTGCGTTGACCATTAATCTTCTTCTCTTTCTAATAAACCCTCTATTGCACGATATTCGTTTAGTGGAATTATATCAACTGCAAAGTCATCTGACAAAATTAGTTGAATATCCTTCATTGCTTGAACATAACCACGGTGCCATGGTCGGTACCAGCGTGGTTTGTCTGAAGACATTAAGTTAACCCAATTAAGAACATTTTCTTTTCGGTCAATCATCGTTTGTACCAGTCAGGTCCGTAGGTGTCGCGGCGATAACAAATAATGGCACCAATGTTATAGACGGGCATGTCAACAAGGCTGTCCTCAACCGATTCATTGGTCATTTGTGTGCCGTAGCGAATATGGTTTTTTATGCGATGAAGTTTGTCATTCATGCGAATAAGCGCACCCACCCATCCCTGAACACCAAATTCGGTGCTGGCAAGAACATTTGCCCAACTGTCTTCTGGTGAGCCATAATCCTTAGATTTGCGGTCGTGCATTTCCTTTAGTTCTATAAGAACTGCTTCAAATTCAACGTTGGGGTCTAAAGTAACTTTTTTCATAATTTCTCTCTTTATTTGTAAGATTTTCTTTTAGACATAATTTTTTTTCATTTATTGGCTGGCAGACTAGGACTCGAACCTAGAACGAGGGATTCAAAGTCCCTAGTGTTGCCATTACACCATCTGCCAATTATACATTGCTGGTCAGGCAGGGTTCGAACCTGCGACAATTCGATTAACAGTCGAATGCTCTGCCAACTGAGCTACTGACCATTGCGAATTAACGCAAACGCTTCTTTGGTGTTGGTGCTTCGGTAGCCTTCTTTGAAGCGGCCCTAGCCTTTGCGGGTGCAGGCGTTGGAATTAGTGCTGACAACTTGACATCAAGGGACTCAAGTTTTGCAAGAACGTCGTTAATTTCAACCTCAACGTGTGAAATATAATTTTCGGCCTTGGTTGCGTATTTTCTTAACATCGCAACTCCGCCACCAGCCGTACCGGCCCAGGCAACTGCAATTGAAACAATTGATGATGTATTTGACATTTTTCTCCTTTAGGTGTTTTTAAAACAATAATCTTTCGTGACATTACACTTTAAAAATAAGAAAGTCAAGGCTTAATCCTTGATTTTTTTAAAACTGGGTGTAAGTTTGTGGCATGAAAAAGATTTGGACAGAAGTTGAAACGGTTGAACACGAACACGAGGTGGAGTTAATGTTAACGCCCAACCACATTCGAAACTTTTGTCAAATATGTCAAAAAATAATCCACCTACTTGATGGGAAATGGGTTCACTCCAATGACGACTGAATCAGAAATAAAAAGACTTGAGTCTATACTTGAGTTAAGTGCTATAATCTACGGATTAGAGAACATTAACCCTTTAATCATTGACCTTTTAAATCAAATAAGCCTAGACATTGAGTGGCTTTGCGAAAGACTTTCTTCCGCATGGTCCACCGTTCACGCCTATCAAGAAGAAATAAAACATTTATACAACGAAGGAATATAAACATGATTTGGATTGGCATTGCCTATTTAACGGTGTCTATTGCCGTTTTTTTGCGGTATTGGTCTATTGCCGTAAAACATTTTAATGTCTACAAAGACCAAGAAATTGAAATAAATAAGGGTTTTTTTTCAAAAACCGCCTCCCTAGATGCCCTTAAATGGCCTTGGTATATTATTTGGTTTGGTCTAAAACAATGGATTGAGGACCTTAAATGAACAGGGTTTCTAGCGAATTTCCTTCAATAAACATTCAAGACTCACTTCTTCGAACAAGAAACGTAATTGTACTCGAATGCCCCAAATGTGGGTCAAGGTGTGAAGATGACCAGATTAATGTTTCCGTGGAACAAACTTTTGACCCCAAGGAAAAACGCTGGGTAGACTCCAAAAGGATTATTAGAGCAACAATTGCTTCAACCTTTGTAAAGCTTCCGGTAAACGCAAAATGCGTCTGTGGTCGCTGGGATGAGCACCTTCATAGGCGTTGTTATGTCTGTAATTTTTATTGGTCTGCTGATACGGTTGATTCTGTCCTGGGAGATATTAGTGAGTAAAGCGCGTCAAAAGGGTACATCTTTTGAAACGGCAATTGTTAATTTTCTTAAAGAAAATGGTTTTCCTGATGCCGAACGATGGGGTTCTAGCGAAATGGGACTTGGCGATGTTAGAAACCTGCCTATTGTACTAGAGGCAAAAAATCACAAAGCAATGGCCTTATCTGAATGGTGTGACCAAGCAGAAAAGTCTGGCAAAAAAGCCGGGACCCTTTGGGCTGTTGTGCACAAACGCATTCGCAAAAATACCTCAAAGGCTTATGTAACAATGTCTTTGGAAAACTTTGTAAAAATTCTCCTTCAATCAATAGGGTAATTTTTTTTATTTTAAAATAGTTGATTATTTCAATCGAAATACTTGACAATTATGATTTTTTCTGCAAGAGTGTGTATTAAGTTGACGCCCGCAAAGGTGTTTTTTAATAATACGGAGGAATGCAGGTGGCAAAAAAGTTAAATCGACGCTCTCAACAACGCCTAAAACGAATGTTGGAAAGCATTGAAAACATTAACAAATTTGCCAACCGTATAAAGATTGAAGATTTAGAAGAACTGGTTAGACGTGACGCTATTCCCGTTGACGTTTATGGTGGTTCTGGGGGTTCAAGTTTTGCAGTAGCACGTTCTGGCGGAAAGCCAAGTTCTTCTTCTGTAGAAAGAGCAGTTATTTCCAAAGTTGAAGGAAAGGCTCAAAAAGACCCAGTTCGAGAAGAAGTTAAAAGTATTGAAAAGTGGATTATTCAATCCGAAGAAAACCTTCGAAAAATTCACCAAAGCATTAATTTTTTAAAAGAAGGCGAAGAGAAGAAACGTAAAAGGCCAACTTCTGAACCTTGTGAAATTTGCGTTGTTTTACCAGCCGTTAAAACAGCGATGTGCATTCCTTGTTATATTGAATGGGTTGACGCAGGTGCGCCAGACAGATTTCGATGGAAAGCCTACAAGAGAGCGTTGACTTCTTCAGAAGGAATTCCTCTTGTTACCGACCAACCTCCGCCACGGCGATTCTAAATACTTGACAGAACCAAAAAGCCGTGTAATCTTATGAGTAATAGTCGCCACCATTGTGCACCTAGTCAGGTGTGTAATTGTATACCCACAGATGAAGAATTGTATTTATTGGGTTTTGAAAAGTGGCAGGTTTCAATAATGAGAAAACTTCCTGTCGACCTTCAATGGGAAGCACACGACGAGTTTATTAGGCGATTAATGTCAGATAACGACGTTGATGGCTTTCGTTTTTAAGGAACCTCCATGTACGAAGAAAATTCAGACTTTGAAGAAATAATTTCTGGCCTTGGCTCTCTTGTTGGAGAACAAGAAATTGAAGCAAGGCGCGTTCTTGGCGATGAACGCTATGAAAAAACTGTGGCTTTTTTTGAAACCGCAAACACTTTAACCCTAAAACGAGATGTTTCACAAATAAGACACCTTGATTCCATATCTTCTTTTTATGGTGCGGTTTCTATTTTTGTTTTGTTTAGTTGCGTAATGGGTTTTATTTGGTCACTTTACTTTTGGTTTAATTAATGTCTAATTTTGGACAATTTATATCCAATTCGGTTGTACCACCAGAGGTGGACACATTTGAATTACTTGGGTATACGCCAACAGCCCGTCAAAAAGCATTCCACGAAGCCTCAAGAGAACGTCTTGATGCAATACTTTATGGTGGTGCTGCCGGTGGTGGAAAATCCTGTGCATTTGTTATGGATGCAATCTGGAATGCTGCCAATTTTCCCGGAATGAAAATTGGTTGTTTCCGTCGTACATACAATGAGTTAGAAGAATCATTTCTTGCTGAACTCGCAAAAAGACAATATGGTGCCCCCGTTGGTGCTAAATG